TCGCTGCGGCCGACGACATCAGTGTATATGACTACATTGTTGCAATGCTTGAGAAGCTGGATGTGAGGTCCGCCCCGCAGGGACGCTACCTGTTCATTTCTCCGCGCATGCGGTCCTACTTGCTCCGCGACCCCAAGTTCATTGACGCCTCTCACTTCGGTGGGGGCGCTGTGATGCCGAGTGGAACTATCGGCTCCATTCTTGGCCTCCCGGTTCAGGTTGCCAACACGCTCGGTTCTCACACTCGTGTCGTGACTGGCCTGAATAAGAAGGGGAACGAGGCGTTCAAGACTGTCGATCTCCTGATGGGGTCCACGGCGGCGGTTTCTCTCGTCATCCCGTTCGCTGAGATGGACGTGTACAAGCCTGAGGCGAAGTTCACCGAGGCCGTGAAGTCTCGGGTGATCTACGACGCGAAGGTTATCCGCCCCGAACAGCTCGTTATCGCTCAGGGTGTTGAGGCCGCTATCGCGACTCACAACACTGCGAATAACGTCTGACCATGAAGGGGGTTACCAGTGGCTCTAGCTACTGTTGAGGACGTGTCCGCCCGGCTAGGGCGGACCGTTCTCCCTGATGAGACTGCACGTGTCCAAGCCTTTATTGATGACGTGTCAGCTCTTGTTGAGGCATACTGTTTCACCGATTTTGTGAGGCACACGGGCGAGACTGTCACCCTGTTTGGGGTGGCGGACAGGTTCCTCGCCCTCCCGTCGTGGTTCTTCCCCAATCCGGTAGTGACCTCTGTGACCGTGGATGATGTCGAGGTCCCGGCGGATGAATACATTGTGTTGAATCACGCCCTGTATCGGGCTTGTGGTTGGGATTGCCTCATTGTCACCGTGACTGGTGACTGGGGTTACGAGACTCCGCCGACCGCTCTGAAAGGCATCGTGTGCTCAGAGGTCATCCGCTGGATGGCCACGAGTCCGGGTGTGGTGATCGAGAAGACCGGGGACCTGGAAATCCAGTTTGGGGCATCGGCTTCCTCTCAAAGCCTGTCGCCCGCGGCTGTCAGTGCTCTGAGACGCTACCGGCCGAGCATGTCCACCATCGCCCTTCGGCGAGACTGACGAGAGGGGCAGCCCTGTGCATTATCACTTTGTGGACCCTGTCGAGGTGTACAGGGCTCCCCTTACGGATAGCTCGTACACGAGCCACCGTGATTGGGGTGATCAGGTCATGGTGTGGTCTGGTATGGCGTCTAGGCAGCCTGATCGCTCGTTCGAGACGTTCTCGCCCGCGAGGGACACGACTCAGCAACGGTGGAAACTGTACCTTCCCGTTGATGCCGTGATCGACTCCGAGGATCATGTTCTGCTCGACGGCATCATGTACGAGGTGGACGGTAAACCCGGTCTTTGGCAGTTCGGTATCCTTCGGCACATCTCGGCACAGATTTGGGCGGTGAAGCACTGATGGCTGGCTTCACACTCCGAATGGAACGCAATTGGGATGGTCAGGTTTTCAGGTCTGACGATACCCGTGATGCTTGTGCTGCGAAGGCTGTGAAGATCGCTGAGACAGCTCTCAAGCAGGCTCCTAAGGGGAGCCATAAGGCTCAGGCGAATCACTGGAATGCGATCAAGAACAATATTTCGGTGAATGTCGAGCTGGACGAGTGGGGTTGGCGGGCCAATGTGAACGTTGAGGAAAACCCGAGGGTCAGGCACGCGATGTTGCAGGAGCGTGGTTGGCATGAGGCACGGTCTCGTCGTTGGCATCCTGGCCGGAGATTCCTGAAGCAAGCATTGTGGCAGGAGGCCGCTGATGCTCGTTGACCCGATAGACCTACTGGTCGGATATTTGAGGACCAGACCTGAGATTCCCGACGGGGCTCCTACCGGTGACATGGTTGGCCGTGAGGCCGGCGACACCACTGTGTACCTGGAGCCAACCGGCGGGATGCGCATGGTGCGGTATGCCATGGACCGGTTCGACGTTGAGTACCAGGTGTACGAGCGGGACAGGGAAGACGCGGCGAAACTGGCTTTCACTGTTCGCTCCATCCTCTTGGAGGATCTTCCGGGGACGATGATTGGTGACAACCAGGTGTTGGACGTGGCCGAGATTTCGGCCCCGCACTATGACCCTGACGAGTCCTCCCGTGAACAGGTCTACATAGGCGAGATAGGACTGTTCATCAACTGACTACGGCATACCTGTTGGGCCCCCTGTGTGGGGCCTTTTTTCATGCCCTTTTGAAGGAGCCTGTATATGGCAAACGATGCAAGCAAGATCCAGTTCGCCCCGAATGGGGCAATCTATGTAGCGCCTGCCCCCGATGGTGGCGCCGGCTCGACCGTTCTCCCGGAGGTCGTTGGTGACGGTGTCACTGCACCCGCGGGCTACAACGCTCTTGGCTATGCGGACGAGGGGGGTGTAACTATCACTCCGGCGATTGAGACCGACCCTATCCCGGCATGGCAATCTTCCGTGCCAGTTCTCTACAATCCCAAGAGCGCAAGTTTCCAGGTGAAGACTACCTTGATCGAGACAAATCAGCTCACCACTGAGCTGTTTTTTGGTGCGAAGTGGGTTGAGATTCTGGACGAGGTTTCCGCGCCGACTGGCACGTACCGCCTAGACCTCTCCAGCAATCCGGAGCTGACTGAGATTTCGATCGTCGTGGACTGGGAGTACAAGGCGATCCACAATCGTTGTGTGATTCCTCGCGCGATGATCTCGGATCGTGGCGCGATTCAGCTTCAGCGTACCGAGGGTCAGAAGTATGAGCTGACCATTCAGGCGTTGGACTACTCCGGCAGTCTCGGCTATGTGATGACCGATGATGCCCGTAACCCCTCCGTCTGACGGGTTGATGCGCCTGCCCTTGCCGGGGAGGGCAGTATTCCCCGGCTCCTAAACTTCCCCCCTTTCTTGGAGATGCTATGCCTGCTAAGAAGTCTGCTCCGAAGTCTCTCACTGCTGTCCCGGATTTGGTGCCTGTGAAGGCCGAGGCCGTACCGGACGAGGCCGGCCCCGTGTCTTTCGAGCATGATGGGGTGACCTACACGGTTCCGCAGGCTCTCGATATCCCTCTTGATCTACTTGAGGCAGAGGACGAGCTTACCGCGATGCGAATCATCCTGGGGGATGATCAGTGGTCTGCCTATCGTGCTACTAAGCCGACGATCCGGAATTTCCAGGCTCTTACCGAGAAGATTTCCACTGCTCAGGCCGGCTCCGAGGGAAACTGATCCGGACCATTCGTGTGATCCAGGACTTCCCCGGGCCTCTGGAGGCTGACCTCCTAGAGTTCTTCGGGGTTGACCTGATGGACCTTTGGAGACACAAGCTGTCCCTCCGGAGGATACACGTATTGGTCCAATCTTTGATGCTGAAGCGTGGCCGGTCAGCCGTGCTGGCTGCTATCGATGAGGCCAACGTTTGGGGTACCACTGAATACCTTCTCGCCCGGGTGTCGGATGCGCTGGAATTGTCCAATTTCCTGTTCATCAGGGCGAATTCTTCCAAGTCGGACGACATGCCTTTGCCTGACCCGATCCCTCGCCCTGGTGCACCTGTTGTGCCGCCGAAGCCGGCGGCCGAGTTCGCTTCCGGCGAGGAGGTTGCCAGTTTCTTCACGCGAATGAGTGCTATGTAAAGGGGGCCCCTGATGCCTGCTGGTTCGTCACGCGGTGCTATCAAGGTCGGCACCGGATACATTGAGGTCATTCCAAAGTTGGATGACAAGCGCATGAAGGAGTTTCGTGCGGAGATCATCAAGCAGATGGAGAAGGCTGGTAAGGACGCTGGGAAGGCGTTTGGTGCGGCTGCTACCCAGGGTGTCAAGACGATGCCCAAGACGGTTGCTGCGGCTGCGAAGCAGGCCGGTAAGGCTCAGGTCTCCGCGGCGAAGGATTCTGCCCAGTCGATCAACAAGATTGAGAAGGAGCTGACCAAGTCCTATGGGGCTCAGTCGGTTCAAAGGTTCCGGGTCGTCCGTGACCTTGAGGAGAAGCGTCAGGAGCTTGTCAAGGACACGTCTTCTTTCACCAAGAAGGCTTTGAAGGAGGTCGTCAAGGAGGAGGCTGATGCTGCGAAGCAGCAGCAGAAGCTAGCGTCTGCGACTGCGAAGCAACAGAACGACCTCTTGAAGGACAATCTGCGTGAGGCTCAGCGTATCCGCCGGCAAGAGGAGACGGACGCCAAGAACCAGGCGAATACTCTGACCCGGTATAACCGGATGATCCGCGAGGCGTATGAGGAGAACGAGAGGCGTAAGCAGAGGTCTTCCAAGGAGACTCGTCGGCAGGAGGAGGCTGATGCTAAGGCTCGTGCGGATGCCCTGATTCGCTGGGATCGCCTTGTCCGTGAGGCCTACGAGGAGAACGAGCGTCGTAAGCAGGCGGCTGCCAGAGAGACTGCCCGTGAGCAGGAGCTTCTAGGCCAGTCGATGGCACGGGACATTATCGCCCGTGAACGGATGCTCGTCCAGGCGCATGCGGAGAATGAGAGGCGTAATGCCGCTGCCACGCGTCAGGCTCAGCAGCAGATGCGTGAGCAGTTCCGTGAGACTCAGAGGCAGCGCCGGGCCGAGTTGGCTCAGCAGATTGCGGACTCGCAGGAGAATTCCCGGCAGCTTCGAGAACAGCTTGCGGGTTTGAGAAACAATGTTCGGGATATGGATCGGGAGACTCGTCCCGTGTGGGACAGGCTCCAAACCTCTCTGGAGAAGAGTGGCGGTCATGTCGAGCAGATTGGTACGAATGCGGTTGAGGCCGGCAATCTGATCACAATGCATCTTCTGGCGCCTCTCGGCCTGGTGGCCGGAATGTTGACCACGATTGGTGTGCAGTCGGCAGACTCGATGATCAAATCCCAGACCGGTCTTACGGGGATGGGGATATCTGCCCCGGAGACTGCCCGGATGCTCAAGGAGCTTACTCAGTACGGCGTTCAGACACCGTTCTCCGTTCAAGACATGTTGGAGTACGGCACACGGTTTGTGCGAGGCAATACCTCTCACAGTACCGATTTTCAATCGACTGATCCGAAGAGGCATGCGCGGGGTTCCGCGGAATCCACTAAGCGTGCTGTGGACATGGTCAAGATGATTGGTGACATGGCCGCCTTCGGTGGTGTTACTGACCCTGAGAGTGTCAACAGGGGCCTTCGGGCACTGTCCCTCATGCAGGATATGGGTCGGACCCGGTTGACGAATGTGAAGCAGCTTGAGACTGCTACGAGCCTGCCCGCGAATGATCTCGCTCAGCTTTTGGGTTTCCAGACTAGGCAGTATACGCCTAAGGAAATCCAGGAGATGAAGGATCGGGATGCTAAGAACGGTGTGAAGCGTATTCTGCCGAAGACTTTCGAGGCTTCCGCTCAGATGCTTATGTTCATGCAGAACGCGAAGGACACGGGCGGTGTCTCGGGGGAACAGCTCATTGACGCTCTGATGAAGCGTTGGGCGAACAATCCGAAGATGCAGGGCGCCGCCGCGCGTATGGGCGGGGCAACTGTTTCGGCCCGTATCCAGCAGATGCAAGAGGCAGGGCAGTTCAATCTCGGCAAGATGTTTTACACGCAGTCGAAGGATGGCGAGTTCAAATACACGGGTCTCGGTGAGGCCATCATGGGCAAGAGGGTTGTTCAGCCTGAGTTCATCAATGGTGGTCCTGCCCGCGGTCAGATCAGGAACCCTAGGGCCGGTGAGGTCACGTATGAGGGTGGGCTTCTGAATCAGCTTCAGTCTGCTGCAAAGAATGCTTTGCCGGCTGCGGGTGAGCTGATGAAGGCTTTTCTTGATGTGATCGGCAAGTTCACCGAGTGGGGGGCTGAGATCGTCAGTTGGGTGAATGATCACCCGTATCTGCGGAAGATGTTCCTCCAGTTCGCCAAGATCGCCGCTATCGCGGTACCCCTGTTGATCGGTTTCGGCCTGCTCGTCAAGATCACTGGCAAGCTGACAAAGCTGATGGGTGCTTCACTGACTCCCCTGAAGGGGTTGGGCAGGCTCGGCCGCGGTGTGGTGCGGACTGGTCGTCAGGTTGGGGCCGGCCTGTTCGGCTCCCGTGATGACGGGAGCGGTTATCTCGACAGGTATCGGGCCAACCGTACTGAGAGGCGTGGTGGTGATACACGCGGGCCGTTTCGGCGTGCTGGTGACGCTGTCTTGGGCAGGAATAGCCAGACTGATCGGGAAGCTGAGCAAATCCGATCTCAGATGGGGGATGTTGAGCGTCAAATCCAGTTGGCTGACGAGCGTACCCGCGCACTGCGGGACAATCTGCGTGAGGTTGCCGGGCAGAGCATGGGGCAACTTCAGGGCCAGTTGACTGGCACGAACAGTGTCCAGTCGGCAGCGACCAATGCCCTGAATGCTGTGCAGAGTATCACTTCGCAGGGTTTGAACCCTCTGAATGCCCAGCAGTTGACCCAGCTCAAGCAGGAGTTTGACGAGCTGGAGGCGAAGGCCAAGCAGGTCAAGGACGAGATCAAGGGTGCCATCGACGAGCTGGTGAGCCTCAACGGGAAAACCCTTGACAAGGTGAAGCAGGAATTCACTGCCCTTCATGGTGCCGTACGTGAGGTCTTTGATCTGATCGGGGAGGGTTCCCGTGGTACCGGCAGTGTTGCCGGCCGTATCGGAAACCTGAACAATCGTAAGGTCAACAGCCTTAAGAAGGAGTTCGACACTACTCTTCACAATGCTGTGAAGAAAGTTTTCGACCTGATCGGGGAAGAGGCGAAGGGCTCGGGTACCCTGTCCGGCCGTGTGGGGAATCTCAACGGCCGGAACCTGAACGACCTGAGCAAGGAATTCTCAACCGACTTGCACGCTGCCGTTGACAAGGTGTTCAAGCTGGTAGGCCAGGGCACTGGGGCGGGTTCTCTCGCCGGCCGTGTCGGGCTGTTGAATGGCCGGACGCTTGCGGATGTCAGGGATCAGTTCAACAGGCTGACTGGTGCCGCCGATAAGGCCCTTGAAAAGATTGGCACGAGCAAATCTCCCAAGTCTGTTGCTGGTGCGATGAGCCTGTTGAATGGCAGGCGCACGACTGATGTCCNNAAGNCCTGTTGAGGCTCTTACCAGGGCTTTGGGGGATGCCGCGGCTAAGGCCGGCTCGCTTGATGACAAGATCAAGAGTATCGGTGACGGCACCGGTTTCGGTGGCGGTGGTAGTGGTGCGAACAATGGGGGCACTACTCGGAAGCCGAAAAAGAGGTCTACTGGTGGTGTCATGCCCGGCTATTCGCCGGGAGTGGACTCCATCCCGGCTGACCTCTCCCCGGGTGAGGCTGTCCTCCGACCGGAGGTCACAGCCCAAATAGGGCCGGCGCGTATCAATGCGTGGAACGAGGCCGCTGTCCGCGGCCATGTCTCCAGGTTTGCTCACGGTGGTATTGCTGGGCGATTCGGTTTGGACAAGATCAACGATCTGATTGAGTCCTTTGACATCGCCCCGTACGGTGATGTCGCCCTGAAGACCATGCTGTTTGACGGATCGTCGAACCGTATCGGCGGTCGCGCACAGAACGGCATGCTCGGTACTGGTGACGGGTCAGCCCGCTGGGTTGGCTCCGGCGTCGCAGACAAGTTCAAGGGCATGCTCGACTGGATCACCCGCGATTCATGGTCATTCCTCCGAAAGGCACCATCCGGGTGGGGCCAGGCCATAGGTATTCTTGGTGGGTCTCTCGTCCCCATAGCGCAGCAACATGCTTGGGATGACATTTGGAAGGGCAACGGGAACATCGTCGAAAGGTCAAACCGGTTCCTTGGTCACATGTTCTCTTGGGACACTCTGACCGGGGCCGGCTCGAACCTTTTCGGAGGTATTTGGGACACGATCACTTCACTCGTTGGCTCTGCTAACGATCTCATCACTGACCCTATCGGCACTGTTGAGGACTCGTACAACGCAGTCAAGGAAACGATGCTCGGGTCTGTCAATGAAGTCGTTGACATGGTTGAGACCGTGAAAGACATTGCCACCAATCCGATGCAGTACGGTGGCAGGGTTTTCAGCCAATTTCTTACCACGGCTAAGGAGCTGCTGCCAAACACCAAGGGCCTGTTTGATTTCGACAACGGGTCGAACGCTGGCACCGATTTGAAGCCTGTCGATTTTGCGAAATTCCTGGAACAGCCGGACTCTGCCGGTGGCGCCGTGACCAGGTGGAAGCCCCTCGTCAGGACGGCTCTTGCCCAACTTGGACTGTCGCAGTCGTACGCGGATCTGGTGTTGCACCGGAGCGAGGTCGAATCGGGCGGTAACCCGAATGCTATCAACCGGACCGACATTAACGCGGTCATGGGGCATCCGTCTCAGGGGTTGATGCAGACCATTCCGGGCACGTTCAACGCCTACGCGGGCCCGTACCGGTCTCGTGGGATCACTGATCCTATGGCGAGTATCTATGCGGGTCTGAATTATGCGATCCACCGGTACGGGGCATCTTGGCCTCAAATGCTGGCAGGGAACCAGGGCTATGCCGACGGAACCATGTCAGCATCTCCCGGACTGCATCTCGTGGGTGAGCGGGGCCCGGAGATAGTGAACCTCCGCGGTGGTGAGCAGGTCATCAGCAGTGAGGAAATCCTGCGGGCCTTCAACGGCGGGAGGATGTACGAGATTCATATCCATGAGGCTAAATCGGAGAACACGACTCAGTCTGTGATCCGGGCCTTGCAGTACGTCGAAACAATGTATGGGATGTAAAGGGGTGTGATGTATGCCTATTCCGGCACTACAGGTGGCGACGGGGCCGGTCATACCACCGGCCCCGATCGCTGTCCCCCCCAATGCGGAACGGTGGGGGCACACGTTTGTGACCCTCACCGGGTCCGATGGTCAGGAGATCATGTTGACTGGTTTCCCCGGGCACAGTTGGCCGTACACGTTTATGCAGGCGGGGGCTACCGGCCTTGACGCTCCCCCGTTCGAGCTGCATTCGGAGGACTCCCCCAATCTTGATGGGGGAATGTTCCGTGGGGCTCGTGCTGTCCAACGCGAGATCATGATCCCAGTGTACTTGTACGGGATCGACCGGAGGTCACTCAGGTCCTTGAAAAGCGAGTTGGTCAACGCCTTGAACCCGAAGCGTGGATTCTGCACACTGCGGTTCATGGAGGCGGACGGCTCGTGCCGTGCGATTGACTGCTACTACAAGAGTGGTATGGAGGGGAATGAGTCAGCCGATCAGGCGGGGTTCACGTGGCAGAAATATGGGCTCCAGTTCACGGCTTTCGACCCCTGGTTCTATTCGACGGATATCGAGTCCACTGCTTGGCATTACGGTCAGGCGACGCCTTTCCTTGAGACCGGTGTCCCCTTGTTCCCTCTCCGCTTGAACCGTGCCTTGGGCACTAACGTCGTCACTGCGGTGGACAATCCTGGTGACACTGAGGCTTGGCCGGTGTGGGAGATAACCGGCCCCGTGCACTCGTTCCACATGACGAATGGCAGTCAGGTGTTCGGCATCAGTGAGGACGGTTCGGACAGGATTCCGGCCGGCCGTGTTCTCACGGTGGACACTCGGCCTGGTTTCAAAACGTTGAAGGATGACACTGGGGTGAACTATTGGCCGCTGCTTGACCCTAGCCCGGTCCTTTGGTCTGTCGGCCCAGGTATCACAGAGGTCGGCATCAGCCTCGTTGCAGGTGTCGGTTCGGCTGGTGTCA